ACAGATTTTTTTACAGGCGGTGCATTTAAAACCGTTGAAAAAATAGCTTCTGAATGGATAGAAACAGCAGGAGAGACAGCGGAAGCGGCAGCACTAATGGTTAAAACTCTAGACCCTAACGGGCTAATGAGGCGGCAATTATCGAGTGATGTAACTCAACTGTATAAGATTTACATAGTGACCACACTAATTTTACTTATATGTGAGGCGTTTGGATTAGGTAATCCAGTTGCTATAGCGGCAGCCACCACAAAGGTAACATCATTATTTACCCCTATAACCACATTATTCGGTGTTATAGTTAGCGCAAGTTTTGGTGTGAATTACGCCAATACTAAACAAGGCAATTAGTGTATAATGTCAGTGTTATTGCAAATCCTTGTAATAGCTTGTAAGAGTTTTATAATTTAAAAGGTGTTAAAATCATGATTAATACATTTAACTGTCACATGGGTGACGAAGGCAAACCACCAGAAACTATTGGTAAATAGATGTACCTCCAGTATTACGCTTTAGCTTTCTTTTTATTCTATTTTATAGATAAGGAGAACTGGTATACTTGGATTTTATTATCAATCCTGTGCTCCTTGCTTAAGTGTAATACTGTTTTATTTGATGTGATAGTTAATTCAAGGTACACGGTTCGAACTACCCTGATTTTTATTTTCGCTACGTTGCTAATGAAAGAATATTCAAAGATATCTGGCTACCAATCCTTTATACTTCTTTTATTTTTATTGGCTAACTTTTTAATGTTGCGTCATCCATCATCTAACAATTACTTTTATGCCAATTACGAGGCGATTATCTATGGACTGGTTAGTTGTCAATTTATCGCTATTATACCGAGAATATGGTGTTGTATTAGTCATTGGTATACAAGTTATTTTTTTGGCAATGAAGATAAACAGTTGGTGGGCAGAGTATGAGCAACGAAACAAATGCCACAAATGCGTTCATAGCTTTACTGACAGGCGGGGGAGTGATCGCAGCGGTAAATGAAAACGCAACACTTATAAGTATTTGTATTGCTGCTATTGGTTTGATTATGGGTTTGTTTTTCCACATATTAACCGTGTTGCACAGGAAAAAAGTGGAAGAAAGAAGCACCAAAGAGTACAAAGAAAGAATAAGAGAAGAATTAATTAAAGAGTTATTCAATAAAGAATCAGATGGTAAGGGTTAAATAATGGCTTGGGTTGTTCAGTCTAATGGCAGTGATGATCAAATGGAGTCTGCGACACTAGGAAACTTGTTGTCGTCTAAAGTTAGGGTTTTATCAACGGGTGTGACATGGGCAAATACAGGGTATTTGTGGTCGCAAGCGTCTACAGGATCAAGTACTCGCGAGATGGGCTTGTACCTACAGTCTGCGACACAATTAAGAGCTAGACTTGGCGGTTTTGACTTTATCCTAACATCAGAAGCGCCTACGATGGATAACTCAACTGTTGATTTTACTGTTGATTTTATAAATGGAACTATATTATTAATAATTGATGGTAATACAATAACAGATGGTACTGTAACTCTTGGGAGCAGTCGTGTTGACGGGGTTCTTTTTAGGGCGTTTGCAAGGCAAGGAGGCTTTTTAGCTCCTATAGGTACAAGAATTGGCAATACAGCGGTTTATATTGATGATGTATTGGTCAGGAATTACAATTTTGACGGTAGCTATCATGGATCAGGATCGGTAACAGTAAGCGAAACAGTGTCATCTAATAATTGGTCTGGCGTTAATATGCCAACTGACGGTAGCGCATGGATAGATTTAGGTGGTAGTAGCGGTATAACACTAACAGGCACATCAATACCAACACAAACCGAAGCGGATATTGTGACGGGTGGTAAAACAATCATCCTTACATTGACTGGTGACACTTTCGTCACAGGGTTGTCTAGCTTAAATGGTATAGCGGGTGGTAGTGATTCGGATATAACGGCAAGTGGCACTAATTGGGATTCATTGATAAAAGCCGATTTAGATAATAATAATGTTGTTTTATCAGTTGGCGATACAGTTGCCACAATTACACTTCCTGCTTATGCTAGTTATGATATTCCAGCAACCGAAACGATTACGTGGACCATTCCATCGGCTAGCTTAACAACTGGCACAAGTGATATAATTGCAACACCAACGCATACTGTGACTGCTGTAGTGTCAGGCGTACCAATCCCTGTTATAATGGGTTCATACAGACAAAGAAGGCATTAAAATGTATTTAAGGCAATCAACATCACAAATAATTAGGTTTGGCCCATTCCTAGATTCAACGGACGGTGTAACACCTGAAACAGCTTTAACTATTGCACAAGCAGATATGCAGTTATCAAAAGATGGCGCAGCATTCTCACAAAAGAACGCTGCGGGTAATGCTACACATGATATTGATGGTTGGTATTCAACAACTTTAGATACTACCGATACAGCGACAACGGGAGAGTTTAAAATCCAAGTTAATGTTGCTGGTTCTGTGCCGGTATGGGAATCATATTTCGTGTTAACTCAATCAGCTTATGACGCATTGCAAACAGGAACGTTTAATAACCTTGGCGGTACCGCTCAAACAGCAGACCATACAGCGGCCATTGCAACAATTGATTCTAATGTTGATGCTATATTGGTAGACACTAACGACTTACAAACAAATCAGGGTAACTGGTTAACTGCCACAGGGTTTAATACTGTAGTACCTCCTTCATTAGCTGAATTTAATGCTAGGTCATTGCCTAACGCTGATTACTTCCTAGTAACTGATTACACAGCACCAGATAACGCAGGTATAGCACAAACACAAACGGATATTGCTGCACTTAATGATATCTCTGTAAGTCAAATATTTACTACTCAAATGATAGAGAGTTATAGCGCTGACGGAATAGCACCAACACTCGCGCAAAGTTTATTTCTAACAATGCAAAACCTGCAAGACTTTAGTTATTCAGGTACTACGCAAACAGTTAAGAAATTAGATGGCTCGGCAACAGCGGCAACTTATACATTAGATGATGCGATTACACCGACAAGTAAAACGAGAGCTACATAATGAGCATTGCCAGTATAGTAACAAGAGGGTTTATAGTTGGACCAACCGACAAGCTTGTGACTGCTGGTTATGATATATCAACTTTTATACCTCCAACGGTTCCAGTAAGTGACGGTTTAGTAGGTAATCAATCAACAGGTAATGGCATAGTATCAAATCAAAGTGCTAGCTCAAGCTTGACAGGTAGAGGACGATTATAAATGGGCAACTTAAACCATAATGAAATAGGTCAGCCAATCAGGATCAATCTAGGTGAAGATATCACTCTTTCAACGCCTACTTTGATTTTATTGCCTGAGATTGGTAGACAGAAAGATATCACTAGTGGAGTAACTATTCCCGCCTCAGATGTGACGGTGGGCGGTGAAACATTATTGGCGGGTGAATACATAGAGTACTTCACTCAGGATGGTGATTTGGATTATACGGGTAGATGGAAATTTAAAGCGAAATTAGATTTCTCACCTACAGACATTAGACAAACAGACTTTCAAAAGTTTAGGGTGTTAGCGTAATGGCAGGGCAACCAATGAAGTATGAAACAGTCGAAGAGTTGCAAAAGGCTATTGATAACTATTTTGAAGTTGATGCTTATATGGGTGAGGGTGAAGACAGGGCTTATCTTCCTACTATGGCTGGGTTGGCTTTGTCGCTAGATGTGGATAGAAGAACGATAGTCAATTACTCTCACAACGAATCATACTTTCCCACTATAAGAAAGGCCAAGGCTAAAATAGAAGCTTTCATTGAAACTAGATTGTATGGAAACAACGTGACAGGCTGCATATTCAATCTTAAAAATAACTTTGATTGGAAAGATAAGCAAGAGATTGAAACCAAAGACACAACACAAGATGTTAGCGATGAAGATTTAAACGCTAAGATTATGGAGTTGATGGGTAAAATTAAATAATGCTTGCTGAAATGGCCAAGACTGACAAGTTAAACCTTTTAGCTATGCTACAGGAAAAAGCAAGGCGAGCAGAGGTGTACAGATACAAAAATATGTTTGCTGGCTTGTATGGTTGGCAACAAGAGTTCATAAAGAATACGTTAGAATACTCTGCTGTTTGCTTGTGTGCAGCTAACCGTATCGGCAAAACTTACACAGGGACTTACGTTGATTCAATACACTTGATGGGCGAATACCCTGAAAGCTGGCCTGGTTATAAGTTCGATAAACCTATTCTTTCATGGTTACTTGGTTACTCTGGTGAAAAGACCCGCGACTTATTGCAACAAGAATTATTCGGTCGAGTATCACAAGGTAAGTTAACCGGCGGCTTAATCCCTCCTGAGTTAATAGTTGATTATAAGGCTATGAGCGGTACGTCTGGCGCATTACGTGAGGTAAGAGTTAAACACTCAAGTGGTGGTATTTCTACTTGTCAATTCTGGTCGTACTCACAAGGGCAGCACGCTTTAATGGGTGATAGTGTTGATTGGTATCACATCGATGAAGAACCACGCGACCAAAGTATATACCCTCAAGTGTTAACACGTACCGCAACGGGTGATCAAGGTCGTGGTGGGCGAGGAATATTAACCTTTACACCTGAAAACGGTCGGACTGAGTTAGTTATTAAATTTATGGATGATCCTGGTAAGTCTCAAGTATTTATGCAGAAGGGGTGGGATGATGCGCCCCATTTATCTGAAGATATCAAAGCGAGTCTATTAGAAAGCTTTCCTATACATCAAAGAGATATGCGAACAAAAGGAACACCAATGCTAGGTCATGGTCGTATCTATGACTTGTCTGAAGATTTTATAACCTGTGATGCATTCGATATACCTAAGCACTTCCATGTTATTAATGCTATGGATTTTGGCTGGGATCACCCTCAATCACATGTGCAATTAGCGTGGGATAGAGATCAAGATATATTCTATGTAACAAGAGCGCTTAAGATGCGTCAAACTTCACCAGATGAAGCATGGGGGGCTGTTAAGCAATGGGCAAAAGGTGTTCCTACCTCGTGGCCTCTTGATGGATTGCAAACAGAGAAAGGCTCTGGTAAGCAGCAGAAAGAATATTACGAAGAGGCAGGCTTTGAGATGTTGTATGAGCGTGCAACGTGGGAAGATGGCTCGAACGGTGTTGAAGCTGGCTTATATGAAATACGTGATTTAATGCGTAAAGGTAAGTTTAAAGTGTTCTCTGGTTTGCGTGATGTATTCGATGAAATACTTCAGTATCACAGGGATGAAAAAGGAAAGATTGTTAAGGTGCGAGATGATTTATTAGACGCTATTCGTTACGCCTATATGATGAAACGTGAATCTATTCCGTATGGTGATATAATGGACGGCAAAACACAAGACATTGACTTTGGATCGGAATGGTAACTAATGGCTAATAAAAACGACACAGAATTACACTCACTAGCAGTGAAGCGCTTTACTAGAGTAGAGCAAAAAGAACGCGACCAAAGGCGGCTAGCTGTTGAAGATATAAAATTCGCACAAACTGAGGATGGTCAGTGGGATGAGGGCGCAAAAGAAAAGCGCAAGAATCGCCCAAGGTTTACTATCAACCGTGTTGCTGGTGCTATTGATCAAATTATTGGTGATCAACGTCAAAATCGTACTGATATTAAAATCAGACCTGTTAGCGGTGGTGCTAATGAAGATGTAGCGAAAGTATTTACCGGCTTAATCCGTAACATTGAATCAACCAGCAAGGCTAGTAATGCTTATGATTGTGCCTTTGATGAAGTGGTAAACGGTGGTTACGGTGGCTGGAGAGTTACGACAGAGTTTAATGATGATGATGCTTTCGAGCAGGATATCAAAATTAAACCTCTTAACACTGCCACAACTTCACTATGGTTTGATGACGCAGCTAAAGATTATGATAAACGCGATGCGATGTGGGCGTTTGTTACTGTTGATATGCCACTGGAAGAGCACAAAAGGCGCTTTCCTAAGTCACCAATTAGTAGCTGGTCACAAGAGCAATTTAGTAGCTCATCATGTAAGGGTTGGTTTAATAACGACACGGTAAAGGTAGCAGAGTACTGGGTTAAAACTCCAATCACTAAAGAGTTAGCTTTATTATCTGATGGTCGTGTCATTGATGCAGAAGAAGAGAAATCCGTTATTGATGATTTAGCCAAGCAAGGAGTTACTGTTAAGCGCACTCGTAAAGTTAAATCACACAAAGTTGAAATGTATTTAATGGATGGTTCAACAATACTAGAAGGTGCTAAACAATGGGCTGGTAAGTTCATCCCGTTAATTCCTATGTACGGTCGTCAAAGTCATATTGAAGGGCAGACATATACCCGAGGCATTGTGCGATTTGCTAAAGATGCATCAAGAATTTATAACTATGAAATATCTAGCATCATTGAGACGAGCGCATTAACACCTAAAGATCCTATTTGGTACACGCCGAAGCATATAGAAGGAAATAAGGCGAAGTATCAAAACTTTACCAACCAGAATAGCCCGTTTATGCCGTATAACCCTGACCCTAAAGTACCTGGCCCACCATCTAGAGGTGGAGCACCGGCAGTGCAACAAGGCTCACTATCCATTATTCAAAATGCCTCAATGGATATATATCATGTTACTGGTATGCAACCGCCATCACTAGGCGCTAACCCTGAGTTAAAATCAGGTAAGGCGATACAGGCACAAGAGCGCTTAGGTGATAGAGGTCAATTTATCTTTACTGATAACCTTGTTAAGTCTCAAGAGTACACGGCAGAGATATTAATCGATTTGATACCGCGCATTTACGATACCGAACGACAAGTAAGAATAATGGAGCAGGATGGTGAGAGTGAAAACGTATTCATTAACCAGACTGTTACTGATGAGCAAACAGGCAAGCCGGTGCTAGTTAATGATTTATCAACAGGTAAATATGATGTAGTAGCGGAATCAGGGCCAGCATTTGCAACACAGCGACAAGAATCAGCACAGCAATTGATTGACTTAACCACAGGTTCGCCACAATTTGAAGCTATGGCAATGGATTTGATCGCTAAAGACTTACCAATACTTGAAAGTAAAGAGCTAGCTAAGCGTGTTAGAAAGCAAATGATTCAAAATGGTATTGTTGAACCGACCGAAGAGGAAAAAGAAGAATTAGGACTTAATCAGCCGCAACAACCAGATCCTCAGCAAACGGCTATCACTGATAACATCGCTATGCAGACTGAAGACTTAATTAGTAAGATTGAAGAGCGTGATGCCAAAACACTGCAGGTGACTATCGATACTCAAAAAGCAACCATTGAGGCTTATGAGAAGATGATAGATACATTTAAAACTCAAGGTGAGGCTGGCATACCATTGACCGAAGCTGATCACAACATGAGAGTTAAGCAGCAGGATATAATACTAGAAGGTCAACAAGCTATTGATGAAGGGCCAAACAGCGAGCAAG